TTATGGGTGGAGACATGCGGGCCGTAGGTGTTAACGTTACAGACCGCACAGTAGTCAAGATGCGCCCAGTAATGCCCCAAAACTTCCTCATAGACCCTGTAGCAACGTCCGTAGAGGACGCTATGGGCGTCGCTGTGGATGAGTTTGTCTCCAAGCACCTTGTGACACAGCTTCAGGAACAAGGCGTCTACAGGGACGTAGAGATAGGCTCAGCGACCCCTGACTTTGACATAGAAGCAGACCAAGAGTTGTCAACCTTTGAGGAAGACAAGGTTCGACTTACAAAGTACTACGGCTTAGTGCCTAGAGCCTTGCTTAGGACCGCTCAGGAAGACGAATACGAAGAAGGTGAGGAAGTAGTCAACTTAAGTGGGAAAGTAGAGCTTGAGGAAGACAGCTACTTCGTTGAGGCCATTATTGTTATAGCTAATGGTGGGATCTTGCTCAAGGCTGAAGAAAACCCCTACATGATGAATGACCGACCTATCATAGCATTCCCTTGGGATGTAGTCCCCTCACGCTTCTGGGGGCGCGGTGTGTGCGAGAAAGGCTACAACAGCCAGAAAGCCCTTGACGCAGAGATCAGGGCCCGTATCGACGCTCTGGGCCTTACAGTGCACCCTATGATGGCTATGGACGCTACACGTATCCCCAGAGGCTCTAAGCCGGAGATTAGACCCGGTAAGATCCTCCTTACTAATGGTAATCCCGCTGAGATTCTGCACCCCTTTAACTTTGGGCAGGTTAGTCAGATTACCTTTGCTCAAGCCTCCGCTCTACAGACTATGGTTCAGCAAGCTACAGGTGCCGTAGATTCCGCAGGGATGGCGGGGAACATTAATGGGGAAGCTACAGCCGCGGGGATCTCTATGTCCCTAAGCGCCATCATTAAGAGGCACAAACGTACATTAATTAACTTTCAGGAATCATTCCTTATACCTTTTGTAGCTAAGGCTGCTTATCGGTACATGCAGTTTGATCCAGAGAACTACCCTGTAGCTGACTACAAGTTTGTTGCTTCCTCGTCCTTAGGCATCATAGCCAGAGAGTACGAAGTTTCCCAGCTTATCCAGTTGCTACAGACTATGCCTGCAACTTCCCCTCTGTACAACACATTGGTGGAGTCCGTAATTGAGAGCATGAACATCACTGACCGTGACAAGCTAATCAAGACCCTACAAGCTTCCGCAAAGCCCGATCCAGCGGCTCAGCAAGCACAGCAGGAAGCTCAGGAGGCTCAGATGGCTTTCCAGAGGTCTCAGACGGACGCTTTGAATGCTCAGGCCAGTGAGTCCTCCGCTAGAGCACAAAAGATCTTGGTGGAGGCTCAGTTAGCCCCTCAGGAGCTTGAGATAGATAAGATCAAGGCCATTACAGCTAACCTACAGAAAGGTGATCAGGACGACAAAGAGTTTGAGCGTAGGCTTAAGATTGCCGAGCAAGCCCTTAAGGAAAAGGAGTACGGGCTTAAGGAGCGAAATTCCTTTATGGCCGAGCAAGCTGCATCGACCCCTAAGGAGAACCCAGCGGAGCAGGCTTTATTGAATAAACTAACTAATGATTAGTCATGACGTAAAGCTCTTAGCGGTCTTTGATAAGCTGGATAAAAAGATTGATAAGGTTTCCACTACGGTGGGGAAGGTTGGTCCTCAGGGCATACAGGGTGATAAAGGTGCTGTAGGTCCTCAGGGCCCAGTGGGCGCTAAAGGCCCCTCAGGAAGCATAGGGGGCTTAGGCGCTAAAGGGGAAGCAGGGGTTGATGGGCTGGACGGTGTCTCCATCAATGACGTTACTGTAGACTTTGACAACCATTTAGTAGTCAGCTTCTCGGACGGGAGTACGATAGACGCCGGAGAGATACAGCTAGACGGCACTGAAGCAGGCAAAGGGGCTTCCTACACTATCTCCACAGGGGCTAGGTTGGACAAGCCTTACATTACAGGCACGGAAACCCTTGACTTTGGCTCAGGGGCTATAAGCACATCGGTAGTAGTTACGGACATAAATAAGGTTTTTACTGACTCCTTTGTAGCGGCCACTTTAAGGATTGAGGCCACAGATGAGCACACCATAGAGGACTTAGTTATTGACCCCATTCAAGTAACCGTCCAAGAGTTAGTGGAGGGGGTAGGTTTTACCATTGTAGGTAGGATGTTTAATGCCAGAGCAAACGGCACGTACAAAGTAAACTGGATCATATATTAAAAAGGAATAAGTAAATGGCCGTAGAAATCAAATCAGGCGACAGTTCAGACCTTGCATCTGTTGAGCCTATCCCCAAAGCGTTGCGAGTCATTAACTTTTCGAGCGACGGGCACGAAGGAATCCACTCGTTTCCTGCAATTGTTCCAACCAACAACGCTACGCAGCTAAATGAAGACGTCTTGCCCAGCCTAGATGCTGAAGAGTACAAGTTTATTTCAATTCAGCTTGTTGGGACTTGGGTGGCCACTGTCACTTTTGAGGGTTCAAACGACAACACGACATTCTACGCAATTGCGACAACAGACCCCAGCGCCAACGGTACGGGCCAAACTACAGCGACAGTCAACCGCGTTGTTAAGGTTCCCGTTCTGACTAAGTACATCCGAGCGCGAGTTTCAGCATACACGTCCGGCACAATTTCGGCGGTTGCTTACGGCCACCGAGATGAAAACTCATCGGGCTTGATCAGTACGCTTGGCACCATTGAATTGCAGGCAGAGACAACCAAAAAGATTGGTACTGTAGGCATAGCTAAAGACACAGTACTTACTGATTATTACGTATCTGCGGCCGGAGTAGTAGGCGTTAACTCACGTATGATAAGGGATCAGGCTTGCACCCTTACAGCCATAGTAATGACGAACACAGTTGCTACGGCTCGTTATGTGAAGCTGTATGACACAGCTACGACCCCTACGGCGGGCTCCGGAACCCCTGTGCTTGTATTGGCCCTCCCAGCTGCGGCAACCTTAGCTTTCCCATTAGCTTTATCTGGGTTTGACTTTGCCAATGGGATAGGAATGACGATAACACTTGGAGCGGCCAATGATAACGTAACGGCCACTGCAACAGTTGCGGACGTTGTACTAATGTCCGTATTTACTTAAGAAGAGGAAACTAGAATGGTTTCAGATAGAACTTTTAATACAGCACTACACCAGATCAATGAAGCATTTAAATCCCTACTTACCACAGTGGAGGTTATGCAGGCGGAGATAGACACCCTTAAGAAACCTGAGAAGTCAACTAAAAAACCTTGACTTTCTTAGAACATTGTGTTATAATAACAGTACAAGCACTGCCCTCTTTACTACTTAAAAAGGAAAACAGCGTATGACTGAGCAAGAACAAGCGGAAAAGAGAATGTTAGAGGACTACTACAATTCAATGGCGGACCTATTTGCCACTGAAGGGTGGTCTAATCTAGTCTCAGACCTCGCGGATAACTTTAGTAACATTAATCAAGTAGCTGTAACCAAAGATGCAGAAGACCTTAACTTTCGTAAAGGGCAATTAAACATCTTAGGTTTTATACTTAATTTAGAAACCCAAATAAGCAATATGCACCAAGAGCAGGCACAAGTAGATGAGTAGACGTATCTATGACTTTCAGTGTACTAAACTACACATCACGGAAGCTTTTATTGACTCAACTATTAAAGAACATGTTTGTGCAGAGTGTGGTGCTAAGGCACAAAGAATTGTATCTCCCGTCCGATCTATGCTTGATCCTATTAGTGGCGACTTTCCCGGCGCTACTATGAAATGGGCAAAGAATAGACAGGAGACAATAAAGAGAGAACGACGGACAACTGACCCCGATGAATAAGGTTAGTAACTGTTTGTCTATAAAACATCTAACTCCATAATACTTAGAGTACGGAGCATTAATAATGGCTAGAATATTGCAATTAGAACAAGAACAAGAGCGTTTGGAACCCACTACCGACGAAGAACAAGTAGGGGATCTTGACCAATTTGAAGTCACCGAGAAAGCAACGAGCAAAGCTACTGAACCTCAAGAAGAAGACCAAATGCCTGAGAAGTATCAGGGCAAGTCAGTTCAGGAAATAGTTCGTATGCATCAGGAAGCGGAGAAGGCTTTAGGCCGTCAAAGCTCTGAAGTAGGAGACCTCAGAAAGGTTGTAGATACATACATCCAGACACAACTCTCATCAACAAGCAACACAGCATCAACGACTAAAGCGGATGAGGACGAGGAAGACATTGATTTCTTTTCCGATCCAGACAAGGCCGTTAATCGCGCCATTGCTAACCACCCGTCTATAAAGGAAGCTAATGCCCGTAACGAACAGTATCGGAAAAGCAACGCTTTAGAAACATTGACAAAGAAGCATCCCGATATGGGTGACATCCTCCAAGATGAAGCCTTCGGTGAATGGATTCAAGGGTCTAAGATCAGGAGTAACCTCTTTGTCTTAGCGGATAAGCAATACGATTATGATGCTGCGGACGAGCTATTTAGTCTGTGGAAGGACCGCAAACAGCTAGTCCAAAATACTACTGACGTTGAGAAGAAGCAACGACAAAAGGTAGTAAAGAGTGCCTCTACGGGATCAGCGTCTGGGAACGCCGATGGAGCTTCCTCAAAGAAGATCTACCGAAGAGCAGACATTATTAATCTCATGAAAACTAACCCCGAACGGTACGCGGCTTTAGCGGATGAAATCACTAAGGCTTACGCCGAAAAGAGGGTTAAGTAACCTTAACTTAGAGTAAAAGTATTATGGCTAATTCAGTATTCCCCTCTACAGGTGGTTTTACCGGAAACACAGAAGGCGCAACATTCATCCCCGAAATCTGGTCGGATGAGATTATTGCGGCTTATCAAACTAACCTCGTATTGGCTAACCTCGTTAAGAAGTTATCTATGCAGGGTAAGAAAGGCGACACCATTCACGTACCTAAGCCCATCCGAGGCTCCGCCACAGCTAAAGCAGAGAACACTGCTGTGACTATTCAAGGTAACACTGAAGGTGAGATTCAGATCGTTGTAGACAAGCACTTTGAGTATTCACGCTTGATTGAAGACATCACCGAAACTCAAGCTCTTTCTTCACTACGTCAGTTCTACACAGGTGACGCAGGCTACGCCTTGGCTAAGCAAGTTGACGATGACTTGTTCCAGCTAGGTTTAAGCTTTGGCGACTCCAACGGTGCAGACTGGGTACACAGTAACTCATACATGATTGATGCGACCAACGGTCTCGTTGCTTATACTATTGATACTGTAGTCCCCGCTGACGTGT